TTGCTGTAATCTTTCCTCCCTTGGCTAACTCCTTTATCTCTGCAGCCAAGTCTTTGGCAGCGTCTTTTGACAACTGCCTTATCTTACTTATGATTTTAAGTTTGTCTTCCCTAGATACATTTGTAATGTCTTTCAGTACACCAAGGATACGACCTATTGATGGTGCTCTTCTAGCAGACACACCGGCTCTTGCCCTTGCTTCCCTTTCCAGTATTTTCTTCTGTGCGTCATTTGCATTTTGGTATACCTCTGAGTTCCTAACAAGTGTATCAATGTTGCTAACCATCCTAGCTTCAGGCGTACCCCTTCTAGTCTGACGAGCAATCATCTCGTCAACCTTTACCATCAATGCATCAAAGCCTTCTTGAATCTCAGACACGTTAAGGATGTCCTTCACAATCTGCTGAGATACGTTGTTGTCAGTAGCAACCTTTCTAATGGCATCACGAAGCATCATGCCACCCTTTACCAATACTTTCAGTGTTTTTACTACTAACTGTACAGTAGATAATGGTATGGCGAGGAGTGCATCGTTTGCCCCTCCACGGAGTCTTTTCTTTATGGAGTTATCTACCTTGTCAAGAGCGTTTAAAACCATCAACATATTGTCATCATCATCTACATCTAAGTCAAGCAATGCATCTATTGAAGACAAGTCTTCTTCAGTTGGAGCAACCTCTTCTTCTACTATTGGTACTGCTTTTTGCTTTGGCTTTGGAGTAGCCTTTTTAAATTTATAATCTGTCAAAGACTTTGGAGCAATTCCTTTGTTCCCAGCATCCCAAGTTGATTTGTCTGCTGCATCAACCCTTTTTTTAAATTCTAATGCATCTTTAATAAACGATTCTGACAGCGTAGACTTTGGATTGCTAAATGCATCATAGTACAGGTCGCTTAATCTAGCGGCTTCATCTCTAAGAGATTCTTCTATGTTTGAATCCCTTTGTATCTCATAAAAGTAATGACCTAAACCATCAGGAATATTCCAACCAAGACGATTTCTTATTTCTTGTAACTTTCTTTTAGCTGTATTTTTTTGATTCTCATCTCCGGTAAATCCTTGTACACCATCTTTAGCCAAGTAAGCTTCGTTGGTTATAACCTGTATCTCAGCTATTGTTCCGTTAGAGGTTCTAATTTCAATAAGCCTTTTTGGATAACCTAGTTCTGTAGTTGTTGATATTCTTCTTAATTCCTTATCTCCGGGATACTTTTTATCTATTGTATCAAATACCTTATCTGCATCCGCATCTGTATCTACTACTATATTTACTCTTGCACCATCACCTAGTTTCTCTGTAAATGAGCCATACCATCTAATAGCCTTTACAGAGGCACGCTCTGCTCTTTTTATTGGGAATGGAGATACTGTAGCATTAACATCTTTTATGGCATCCTTGGCTATGCCTTCTACCTCTGTCTTCGCTTCTTCATAAAGATTCTTGTTCGCCTCAAATGTACGTTGTACTGCAGGTTGAACAATCTTACTTAACTCTTGAAGTCGTGCATCTTCTTCTTTAGAAAGACGCTTTCCTTCTTTCTGTAATTCAATTTGTTTTTGGCGAAGCTTTGACAGCTCAGCACCTAACTTTTCTACTTTTGTTGACGACTCTTTGAATTCTTTAAAAACGTCACTTCTATTGTATTGTCTTGTTTGGTCTTCGGTTCCTTCATTGACTGCTCCTTGGTAAGAAGATTTTCTGACCCGAATATTGAGAGAGCCTTTTGCATTGCTTCCGAGTACGTCATAGATTGACTTTGCGGTTGCGACTGTCTTTGAGTTGTAGTCTTGTTGTCTTGATTCTCTTTGTTCATTTTCGTCTAAGTTTTGTTGTTCGTCTTCGGTAAATGTTTTTATTACAGAAACCTTTACCTCATTGTTGTTTATATTGAACGCATCTAAACCATTGTTTTCTAATGCCACAGAGATGTCAGCAAGTTGCTCATCTGTAATAGGGGTATCAAAGGTATAGATAAGTTGCGGATAATGCATCAGTCCATCCTTACCAATTTCAGATAATGGCATTTGTGAATTGCTATCAATCACCATATCAGAGTCAGACTCCAATATAAAAGCATCTTGAGAATACTTTTCAGAAAAATCAAATAACAAATCACTTACATCTTTTGTATTTGCTTGAGGGCTGACAGATATTGTCATGTTAAACGAAGGTTCAAATCGTTTATCCCACAAACCCATTTTATTATCCTTAAACTGAACTGCTACTCCATTTACTTTAGATACCTTATCTATAACCTCCTGCTTTGCTGAGTTTAATATCTGAGATTCAATCTCTTTTATTTTATCTAAAACTTTTTTGTCCTTACTTTTTGAAAACTGCTTAACAAGAGTGTCATACTTTATAGACAAAGCTTTAATCTTGTTTGTGGTCTTATCAAATCCTCTAACCGTTGCAGGAGTTATCAGTACAGAAACATCTTTTACGTACTTAGGAATGGCTTCCTCTTGTGTCTTTGAAGACACCAATTGCTCAACGGCATTTGCAAGTTCAGGATTGCTTCCATCTTTCTTAGCTTTATGATACTCTTCAGCTATAACTTGATTTGATGTTTTACCAATCATACTACCGGCTGCTATGTATTGCAACAATGGAGCCGCTATTTCAACTGTATTAAGTCCTTCTAATGCCTTAGCTGTAGACTCAATATTTTCTAACGGATTAGAGGCTACGGGTGTTACTTCTTCTTGGACGACTTCTGCTTGGCCACCTTCTTCGGTAGTGACTTGAGGTTCTGCTTGGGGTTCTCCTTCCTCCATTTTTCCGCTATCTTCGGTTCCTGACTGTACAGGTACTTGACTTGCTGTTTGCTCTTGAACATTTTCTTGTAAAGTTTTAATTTGTGAACGAATGCTTGCCGCTTTGTCTTTACCCGATTGGGTTTTGTTTCCTTCTATCTTTTGAAGTTGTTTTTCTAAATCAACAATTTGATTTAATGTTTCTTCATCAATATCGGGGTTTACTTGTCTTACTTCTTCCCTTATTGAATTGGTGACAATCTTGTCCTGTATTATATCATTGTATCCTGCCTTGTCATTCCTTATATCAAACTTAATCTTATGAAGTTCGTTAGCAGGAGTGTTGTCAATAATCTCTTTTACATCTGATTCAGTAACCAATTCATTGTTGACTACAAAGATTGGTTTTTTCATTACTTCTGCAGCAATAGATATGGGGGCCATTGGTGCTTCACCAACTCCTTCCAATCCTATTTCTGCAATGTCCATCTCTTGACCTGCAACTAATCTGCCTGCTGCCTCACCTGTTGAACCACCCGCTGCTTCAATACCTGTCGCCGCAAGTCCTGATTTTACTTTAGAAGCTGCTGTGTTTCCAACTAGTTTTGCTCCAACCTTACCGGCAAGTCTACCTGTCAAGGCATCTATGAAGCCAATAGTAGCACCCCTCGCTACAGACTTTGCACGTATAGATGATACGGCCTTATCATCTTCAAGAACTTTTTTTACATTCTCTTCGTTGAACTCAAGTCCTTTATTTTTTAATTCCTCTTGAAGCAACTCTCCAAAAGTAAGACCTGTTTCAAGTGTTACGTTGGCAGCACCCATAGCGTATGGCAATGAGCCAAGTGCGGCAGGAACTGCACCAACTCCTCCAAATTCGGGTGTAGCTAATGCTCCATAAGCTGCAGCACCTCCAACAACACCACCCGCAGTTGCGGCAGATGTTGGATTAAGCATGGTTGCAAATGAACTGATTGCAATTTCGGGTAATGCCCCTGGACTCATTGCTAGTCCTTTTATGAATCCATAAACACCCTTGCCTTCTTTCTCATAAATATCACGGAACTTCATCATCTCGTCAGACGGGCCTATCATTTCTGACTCTTTTGCTGCGGCTATATACTTCTTAACGTCTTCGGAAGATGCTGACTTCCCTGACAACATAAGTTTATTAGCGGGTGTAACGATTGCTCCTTGAGAAAAACCGGAGCCAATAGCCCTACCAATATCGTCTATCACATCTCCAATACCACTTATACCACCAACAGATTCTTGAATGGCATCCATTGAAGTAAGAAAATTTCCAAAGTCTCCACCAAAGTAATTCTTCTCTTTTGGAGTTTCGTCTACAACTTTTGCAGGTGCAACAGGCTTAGTTGGTTTTGCATATTCCAATGAACCAATGCCCAATGGTAAGTCCGTAGCACTTGGGCTTGGCTTTGGAGGTAGGACGACCCCTTCTTTTTTTTTTATTTCTGTAGCACCAATTCCAAACTCGGGGAACTTTGCAAGCAACTCATCTTCTGTGGCATACTTGCCACTATTTGACGTAGTTACAAAGTCCCTCAAAACATCAACACTATATCCTTGCAGTTCAGGGAACTTAGATAGCAACGTAGCCTCATCACTATACTTTCCGCTATTAGATGTAGTTACAAAATCCCTTAATGCTTGTCTTAAGTCCGGCATGCTTAATTTTTTATTTTAGTTTTTATCTGCCCTTTCCCGGTTGCATAGTTGAATTAACTGCAGGTTTTTCAGTTGAAGTTACATTATTTAGTTGTATAAATTGCTGAAGGTCATTAGCTGCATCTGCTGCATCATCCTTTTTCATATTTGCGTTATATATATACTTTGTAACTCCGTCCGGTGCAGTAACTTCAACATTATTTCCAAACGCCCCACCTATATCTTTAACTATGAATCCTTTTGGTAAAATTGATTGAAGGTTAACGCTTGATGCTTCTGACTTACTAGTAAATATTGAAGGACTTATTACTGCAGTAAACTCTTGAGGAGCTTCGGGTCCAATTATAGATTCTCCTGTTGACGTTCTATTTAATGAACGCCCCCTATTAAATTGCTTTGCAAATCCTACAATATCATCCTCGTTAAGAGTATTTATATTTGTTGCACTTACTAATGATTTAGCTAAATCATCAGCAGTGTTATTCTTAAATAGATACGGAACTTCTCCTCCTTTTGTTTTTACGTATATTCCGTCTTTATCTTTTCTAAGTTTTACTCCTAATCCACCAAAATACCCATAAGCACTATTTACTTGGTCGTCATTACCCGTTAAAAGAGCTGATAGGTTATCTGCAAAGTTCTTTGCCTCTCTTTTCTTATCAGCACGGTCTAACTGACCTTCTGTAGGTCGTTGCCTTTCCTGCAATTGCGCTTGTGCAGTAGGCTTAATTTCAACCTCCCTATCAAGCATTATTCTGAACTTCTCACGAAGTGCATTCTTTGCAACTTCCTTTTGTCCATCTGTAAACTCAGGCACAGGTCTTCCTGCGCTGTCATTCTTTAACAATATAACACTACCTCCTGCCTTTTTTGCGTCCCAAGTATATGTATATGCTTGCTTTGTTTTTGGGTCCATGCTAACATAGTCAGTAAGGATGGAACTAATATTGGTTGGTTGAACCATTACTGAATCTAGGTATGTAGACTCTGCCCTTTCATAAAGAGATACAGCTTCTTTGGCTTCTACACCAAAGTCTTTACGTGTAGTAATATCTATTATCTCAGTAATTGACCCACCTTGAGTAAGTGTACCTAGTTTGAGTATGGCATCTTTTTCTTTTCCCAATGTTGAAACACCTGCTTGAAGAGTCTTTGCTACATCCAACCTATCAAACTTTCCCTTGATTCTATTCCTCATGGCGTTCACTGTAGTGAATTCATTTGGGTTCTTGCTCATCACATAAACCTCCTTCCCATCAACTATCTGCTTTTCTTTTTTAGCTACGTTAACGGTAAAGTCAGTTGGATTTATATACAGTTCTGAGTTGTTAAAGTTGGCAAATCCTTCAGCCTCTGCCATCAACCATTGCTCAAGTGCTTGAGAATCACCTTTCTTATATCTCTCCATCTTATCATTGTACTCAGCCTGATATTCTTTTATTAAACCAAAAGCTTGAGACGTTCCATCAGTTATGTTCTGACGCATTACCATATAGTCCTTCTGCTTCAATTGACCCGACTTTAAAAGCCTGTCCTGCATAAGCCTAGCTTGCTGAGCACTATCAGCATAGGTCAATGCCCATTGGTTTATACCTTGGTGTTCACCTTGAGGAGCATTAGCCAAAGTTTCGCCATACTCCCTTGTTGCTTTATCAATAGCAGCCTTCTTTTCCTCACGAACTTGTGATTCCTTGCTAAGCATGTCGGTAAGATTTTTACCAACCTGCGACCAATTTATCTCATCACTTGCGTTTCTCTCAGCGTAACTATAGTATGTACCTGCCATCTTTTAATTATTTATTGTTTACTAACCACCAATACCCGGTATTGCAAATGCTCCTAATGATGATGATGGAGAAAATAAATTAGGGGATTTATACATATCAGGCATAAATGAACTTGCTGAGTTTGGAAACTGTGATTGTATTTTTCTTAACGTATCAGGGTTAACCTTCCCCATAAAATCTTTAAATTGTAGCTCGCTCATGTTTCCAACCCTGCTAAAGTCTACGTTATCAACTACACCTAATGAACCAATACTTTTTTGAATATCAGACTGTTGAAGTCCTAGTTGTTTGCTTCCAACATTTTCTATTTGATTAGTAATTCTAGCACTTGGTGTTTTTGCAAACAATGGTAATGCACTAGCAACTTGTCCTGCAAGACTTGTAACGCCTGCCACACCTTGTGTTGTTGCTAAATTTGCCGCTTGGTTTGCATCTCTTGCTGCAAGCTGTGCGCCTTGTGCCGTAGCCAAATCAAGACCTGCCTGTGCACCTGCAAGCCTTGCATCCTCTGCGGCAGTAAGTTTCTCAAGACCTGCCATCTCTTGACCCATAGCACCTGCTATTTGTCTTTGACCTGCTTGCTGTGCCATGTAAACCCTACCTGCTGTGGCTGCTGCACCTCTCTCACTTTCTTGACCTGCAGCAATAGCCTGTGCTCCTGCAGATAGCAATGCCTCACGCTCAAGTTCGTACGGCTCTTTCTGTATAGCCAACTGCTCATAAAAGTTTACGTCAAGCTTTTTTCTTGCTGCAGACATTGCTTCAGCCGCTTCTGATTCTGCCTGACGCTGAAGTTTCCTTTGCTTTCCTGCTTGTGTGAAAGACATAGCTGTTGTTCCTGCTGTTGCTGCTATACCAACTATTGCTGCTGTTGTAACTGCCATATTATAATACTTTAATCATTTCTCCTGTGTATACATCGCCCTTTATGTACCCTAGTTCTTTATAGGTATCTATCAGGCTATTGTGTTTTATTAGTGCGTAACCATACTTATGTCCCGTATTTTTACTGATATTAGTCAGTGTATCTACGAGCAATGATAACGCCTGCTTTCTATGTGGCTTCTTTCTGTATTCCTTGTTGGATACTATCCAATCAATCCAAGCCACCTTTGAATTTGTGGTGTACATAAACCCTGCACATACCGGAACCTCCTCATCTAAAACCATTATCCCTGCTGTTCCATCCCCCGGCAGGAAGTCTTTTTCCGGAGGAGTCCATCCCCAACCCTTCCACCACCCCACTAAAATGGTGTCATAATCATGAATGTTCAATGGTCGTATATTAAGTGCCACTTCACAAAGATATTGAAAATTTTAAGGATAACTTTTCATTACACTAGACTCTGTGGCAAACAACTCAATTTTATTAGTAGAGTCATTTTCCAACTCAAAAACACAATAGTGACCCAAAACCCCGTGAGATTCTGCCACTGAATTCTTGATGTACATAATATATGGGTTCTGTATTCCCGGTATGGTTGCTCCCGGTATGGTCGTATCCACTGTAATCCTATTTAAAGAAGCCGGGTAGTTAACCTGTATATTGGTTACTCTACCAAAAAGAACAGGAGAAGAAAACGAAGGAGGTAGGTTATAGTATAGCGTATCCCCTATGCTTATAATGCTTCCTATATCTATTGGACTTGACCCAATTACAAAGTTAACTTGAACAGCAGCACCCGTTCCCGTAATGGTTGTGCTTCTACCTATACCATTCATTGACCTAAGAAAGTACTCTGATGGAAGAGCAGGAGTAGTTCCTGAGTTCCTTATAAAAGCATAAAAAGACTGCTCTTTCTTCTCAAACCAATCCTTTTCAATAAAACCCGAATCTTGAATGTCAGTCTCAAGAGTAGCACTCCAAGCGTCATCACCCTCTAAGTTTAAAGTCTTGAACAGCTTGTTCTCCAATGGGGCATCGTTGAATACAGACCTCATAAGAGATGGTGTAAAAACCCCATAGAATGTATTCCTAGATTCATTTACATTGTGCCTATACAAGTCCCCACCTTTAAAAGTGTAGAAGTAATTGTTCATTCCAATCATCCAATCAGGATAAAATGAGTAGAAGGAAACCCAACCTTGGGCTGACTCGCTATATGTTAATGTACTATTTGGCATATATATTTATTTTAAGCAATTGGACAAGCAGCAACAGGTACGTTACCTGCGTTTAATTGAACAAGTGAATGAACGGGAGTTGGTGTCACTACATAATCCTCATACGGATTACTGATGTCAATCACCGAACTAGCATACACCAATACCTCATCTATGATATTACAAATGTTGTAACGAATTATATTACCGCTTCCAGTCAACCACTGACCCCTTACGGTGTATGGCATTTCTGACACCAATGGGAATATTGTCCCGTTTTGTGGAGTTGCAGAAGTACTAGTTATATTCAATAGTTCTACCATTGAGCTATTATATATAATCAACTGACCTCCATTTTGATTTCCAACATTCCAATCTATCCTAAGAACAGGACTAGCACCGCAAGAAGCAATGCATTCTTCTAGTGTGTCATAGGTTCCACTGCCATCTCCGGGGTCAACGCACGTACCCTCTACGCAGTTGTAGCTTACAGGAGTACATGATGGACATACTTCTTGAGGAAGCAAAACGCCTGACACTTGCTCACGAACTATTATACCATCAGAATAGTATCCGTCTGCTGCAACGGTAGTCAAAGCTGCATCGCTATAGATTATTGATGAAGAACCAAGTGAAGGTGCGTCTAAGTAATATGTTGCTGAAATTGCCATATAATTATTTTTTATTTAACCACCACACAAACAGCATGCATCAAATTGGTCTACATCACTATAGCACAATGTTAATGGGTTTGAGTTTCTGTAATCCCAAATAATATATAAATACTGTCCTACCGAAGGTACTGTGAAATCACCATAATAATATCCCACTCCACCTGCAACAGGAGCAATTGAAGTAGCTAATCCCAACAGTGTCGCTATTTCAGATGCTATATTATTATAAAGGGTATTGCTCCTTAAGTACATGAAGTTGTCAGACGCTATGTCAAAATCAAAAGTATCAAACCCAATCTTGTTTGAAGCAAGCCTCATTGTACTTGCTGCAGGAGGGAAACCACCTGTACCCGGATAGCCTGTTGATGCATTGTACCTAGAAACCAATGGACTCTCTGTTCCCGTTGCAAACGTAACTAAGTTTGATTGCAATGGAGATGTATATGCTCCGTTGGTATACCTGTGTTCGTTATGTATAAACAAACCCGAATCAGTATTACTAGTTACACATACTTCTATTATGGTAAGCAAAGCAGAAACGGGACACTGTGTTGTAACGCTTATGCTTATTTCGTCATTTGCAATTACAGATATGTCAACAAAGTTTATGCTATTTTCATCTTTGTTAAAAGATATAGAACCCGATGCAGAGACCAATCCTGAAGAAACAGGTGTACCATTGTATGTAGCTATGACGGTAAATTCACCTGTTGACAATGCAGGTACTTCATAGTCAATAGTAACAAGTCCTACTATTGGACCCAATTCTACGCAATAATTTAAAGTAGAACCTGCAAGTACTGTAGTTGTTTGAGATATTCCGCAGTCAACACACTCTATTATACTAGGCAATAGGTTTTCATTTATGTTCAACACATACTCATTAAGATACGGGTCAAAACCCCCAAGCTTTTGAGTATTCATTGATTCAATAAATGTATCCCTAAAATAAGTCCTCATTCCACTCTCAGATACCACACGAAGTTGGTCATTGCTATAAGAGTTTCCTTTCAATTGGATTACAGCACCACGCTTTACATCAGTAAAGTACCTGTCGTACCCCCACTGAACATAACTCTCAGGATTAAAACTAATGCCATATTTCTCAACTCTAGCTATTTGCGTACCCAAAACTTCAGGAACTGAAGTGATAGCACCACCTGCTGCAGAATCCGAAAGAAGGTTTTTACCTGCCAAGACGTAAGATATTTTATCTTCCTGTAAAACAAGTACATCTGTTTCACGACCGTCCATCTTATAAATAGGTCCAAAAGAATCCTCAAGTGGTTTATAATTTATTAGTCCAATATTAAACTCATTGAATCTATTGATGTTAGACTCATCATTGTACGTTCCGCTGTACGTAATATCAGCAAACCTATCTGATTGCTTGTAGTCTTGAGCAGCTACAGAAGTCACCCTGTTGCCCAAGTTAAAAGTCTTTCCAACAATTGAATCCCTAATCTTGTAACTCTCTGCTCCGTTTCCAAAACAAAAGCAGTTAAAGAACTCAGTGTTTACAATTGCAGGAGTACCTGTTATTATATCTTGGTCTTGAACATTACCACTATGATTACCATCAACATCAATAGAGAATGATAAATCGTTCTCAAAGAATACATCAGGCAAAGCATCTGACGGCTCTGTCTCAAATATTAATGTAGTCTCCGCCCTAAATACTTCTACGTTAGCGATAATGGTTGACCTTCTTTTGGAAGCAGACAATACTCCAGTGCACCTTACCGTACCTGAAAGAAGAAGTTGCAATTGATTTGTTGCTCCGTTCCTATAGAACCTGTAGTAGTTGGTATCTACTGCAGTTGGTATGTCAAAAACTGAAGATGCCAAAGTAGAGATGTACGTGTTGTTGATAACGCCTCCACCTGCACCAACATCCTGAACGCCATCGTCAATTATTTGAGCGACATTATCCCCATCCCACCAATCTTTCATGTTGTTATAAGTGGAAGAAGATATTAGTGTTTTTTCTAATGTGTATATTCTTTTTTCACAGGCACTGTTTCCGTCACCGGTTCCAAGCCTTTGAAACTTAAATGATATTTTAATTCTGCTTCCTGCCGGTACGTCATAGTCTACCCAAGCACTTGTAGCAGTATCAAACCTGTTCATTGGATACTGACCTAACACAAACTCTCCGGGAGTGTTCTCATCAAACTGAAGAGTTCCGGGTGCAATGATTGAAAGTTCATCTTGAACAACAGCAAAGTTGCTTGGGTTGATTTTCATGTAAACTCCCGATGGAACAGGTATGTCAACGGTAGGGTCTAGTTCGCTTGGTATAGTGATAAACCCTTCTGCCTTAGCTTCTTTCTCAAGAACTGTGGCATATACGCAACTATTCGTTGGACCACTAGTGTCAGCCTTAACAATCAACCTATCTCCCTGCTCAATCTTCCTAGCATTCTCTCCCTCAAGAAGGAAAAATGCATCATTAGATAATGGGTCGTTAAAAAATACACTGCTGTATATGGTATCGTAGTTCTCCTCGTCAGGCTTAATTACAAACTTATACCTAGTCGCCCAATAAGGAGCAATCTGTGTGCTTGGTATTGTAACTTGAATGCTGTTCTTGGTGTCTGATGCTGAGCATGGAACGCTTACAGTATTGTTTGGACTAACCAATGCAGTTGATGACCTATTAAATTCATCCATGTAAACTATGCCAATCTCATAACCTCTATTGCTATGAAGACTTCTTGGTGAGTTTATTCTTTGGTATGTAGCTTCTGCAAACACAACCTCATAGTACTCGTAAACACTCTGAACGGGAGTAGTGACATTGTCAACATATCTCATTGCCAAGAACTGAAACCCTATTAGCGTACTTGCAGGAGTAGTTATAATACCAATACCTTGATTGCCTGCACTTATACCACTCTCATACTTAATAAGAGCATCCAAGTTGTTTGGTAAAGCACAATTGATTTGGTCTGTAAATGTTGTACCATTACAAGCCGTAGTTATAGGTTGAATGTTTGCAACCGTTCCAACCATATCTTGAAACTCAATACTAGTTGCCATCTCGTATACTGATGTATATGTTGTGGGCAAAGAGAATGAGAATGTAGCTGAAATGTTTTCTGATATTTCAGTTGGGAATGGAGCAATACCTGAGAATGAATTATGGTTAAGCCTTACCTCAAGCGTAACTGAAGAACCTTCAATGAGTTCTGAATCAGCTAAATCAAAGTAAACAACAGAGTTTGGTATTGTTTGAGAACCATTGAAAGTATAGTTTCCGCTTCCTGTTGTATCAGTAAGAGAAGTAGCGTCTATCAACTCGCTTATTAAATCAGTATTATACTCAAACTTTACAGCACTGCCGTACTTGTCAATTAAGTCATAACCTTCTACATAGTTACCATACATCAACCTGTTGCCCATAATTGTCTGAGCTTTGGCAAGAAGTGGTACGTTGTCATAAAGCCTAAGCAATTCAGATTCGGGAAGAATGGTAAATATCTTGCTATTGCTAAAAGTATAAGCATACTCAGTGTTGTCTGACAGTCCTAAAATAGACTTGTCTAACCTTTCAATTATCCTAATTACATTACTCTGAGCTTCTTTAAACAACAAGTCAATACCAACAACCAATGGACCGCCTGAATTGTATGTTACAATTGCGGAGTTTGCAGCATTAATCATCCCCTCGTTTAGGTAACTATTAATACTAAAATCAAATGGTTTAGGTAAAAATGCAGGTGCTGAGAACTGAGAAGTAGCTGAGTACTCATTGTCTTGGTATCTATACCTGTAAGCAAAACAGATGTACCTAGTCTGCATGAAAACATCCTGAGCACCCGTAGTTATGGGTTGAACAGCAGGTGATTCCATAGGAGGCTTCTTGATTACAAGAATAGACTCTTCACTGAATTGGTCTATGTTTGCTACAGGATTTGGGTAATTTCTCTTCCTGTTGATAACTCTAGGAGGATTATAATCGTCAGTAAAAAATACAAGATTATCTACAATGTCTACTCCTGTTATAAGATACTTCTCATTAAAGTTAAGTGTAGTGTTAATACCTCCTCCATCATCTATACTAATAACATGATACGTCAGTACATTGGTGTACACATTAAAAGAAACTATCATATCAAGCTTTCCTGTATCTCCAACGGGGAATGCTGTATCGTGAATAAACCAATAGATAGTCTCGTTAGCACTATCATCTATCGCTCCAATACACTTTGCAGATGCACTAAGTGGAGTGCCATCTATATACTTTATTTGGGTAAGGGCATCATTACCTCTTACGTTTTCTATTACTCCAATTTCTGAGTTTTCGGTAGACCCCATGCGAATGTTCATCGCATCAATGTATTCTCCATTGGGAACAAGGCGTTCATCAACTACCTTGTTCATCCTACCTGCTATGAAATTTCTTGTAATGTTTGCCATATTATTTGAGCCACTTATCCATTCCACGCAAATTCATTAGCAATCTGCCGGGATGTATGTTACTAATTCTTATTTTAGCATTTCTCAACAAAGAACTTTTTTCCTTTCTTGCCCTAGCAACCACATACTCTTGAACACCAATCTTGGAATTTAATATCTCATATTGAATATACGCATAAACATATTTCTCGAATAGTTTATTTACACTAACATTTGCATCATTGCCATTCTCCATGCCATCAGAAATATACTCAAGTATAACAGATTGGTTATACATATCTGAGTTGAAGTTGATTACACCTGCCTTTTTATCAATTGCAAATGTAGGATTCCCATTTGCTGTCTCAGTATTTAAACCATACCTCTCACCAAGTGTGTACTCAAAATACCAAGTGCCACCTGTGTCCCATCCATATTGACCATTGTACATACTTTGTGGGTTCAAGTAAATGCTTTTCTTTGTACCTCTCAGTCTTTGTATTTCAATCTCAGAATGCTCAGGAGATAATGCATTTCCATTTTGGTCAAATAATATCTTTCCAGTTTGGTCTTGAAGGTATGCCAGTGAAGACAATATCTGAATGTTCTCTGTAAGTGGTCTAAGATAACCGTCTTTATATAGGTTTACCCTAACCCAATTTACATAATCAGATGGAAGAATATACCTAAGACCATCGTCAACGGTAAGTTCTAGCATCTTAATCTCCTTGAACGCATCGTAGTTTAATTCTTGGATGGCACGTTTTGCATGGAATAGAATCTTAAATCTCTCTTCGTTATTCACCAAAGAGTGATTACCGGAATACATCAACAAAAAATTATTTACTATATCATACAAACTAACATATTGATAAGACCCCCAATTTTCATCTTTAGGGTTTACTCCACCATTTTCGTAGTATTGATATTGAGAAATATATGCCATCTTTTATAGTTTATTATTTAGCGGTAAAGCTTGGTTCTTGCATTTGCTCTTGTGCCATTCCAAACTGAACAACCTCATTCTCTCTAATAGATACACCACAGTATTGCAAAATTTTAAGAACTAATTTATACTCATCCTCTATAGGAACCTCAAAGTCTTGGTAGTCAGGTTGAGATTGGTCAAATGCAGGAGTACCATTTAGCAGTGTAATGTATGTCCACTTAGGGTCTTTGGGATACCTAAAGTATTGTGCATCAATTTCACCAGGTAGGTTTATAGTTGCCGGATACACAGTCATTTTATCATACTCTTGAGTATATGCAGGATATGTCTCCGTTGGAGCAGTAAGCATTGAGTTAAGCAACATGGTTATCTTGCTATGATTAACCTTCTCAATCTCTCCTTTGTATACCCTAGTCATCCCCGATGCATCAAAACAAAGAACCTTATTAATCATGTAATAATCAAATCCCGTTGTAGAGATTGAAGGCAAAAAGTATTGGTTTATTCCGGGGGAAACTTGAGTAAGAGATGATGTTTGTGAAAAAATCTCAATACATTCCTCAATTGTTTTTTTAGAATTGGCGTATGAACTACCCGAAAGACGGGCGTTCTCCATATTTATAGTCTTGTTATATGTAGAGAAATATTCCTCAAACACTTCCATTTGTGCTTGCTTCGCATACAGATTAAAATCTGAAGGAGAAATATAGCCGTAATTATTTTTGTTCAAAACGGACAAAACAGTATTCCTAACTGAATTAATCATCTGTTTATTTTTTACAAATATAATTAAAAAAAAGGAGGGTACAGAAGTACCCCCCGTCATTTAAACTTTAACCAAACACCGAGTTATTGTGATATATTATTTTCTAGCATTTTCAGTACATCAATACCGTCATCAGTCTTGAGGAACTGAGTGATAGTGGTATAAGGGTCTTCCCCATAAGGAACATTCAGCATCTTCTTCTTATTGGTTGCGGTATTAAACCATACCTCTTTCTTGCCATTCTTAAATACCAATAGCTTTTCCTCAAAGAATACATGGATATTGGACTGTAATTTAAGCATTGGGTCGCTTACTGCGTTAAGGAATCCCCTAGGGTCTCTTTTGGCATAAACAAGAATATCCCTCCTTAATTCAGCGGTGGTATACCTAGATGGGTCTTTGGAGAACAATACCCTAGACATTGTTTCCAACTGCTCTATGCTCAATTGACGAGCTTCAACCAAAGCATCAACCTCTGCATTGAGTATCTCAACCTCTTTATTTGCATCTTTTTCATTGTCAACTTCCACAAATGTTCTTCCATTCAAAGGATGGTAGAACAAAAACTGCTGAAGTGCAGGGTTGTTTCTAGGAACCCTAAGAAAACCATTCTCAAAAATAACCGGTTCTACAATTGCATTACCATCTTGCTCATCCTCAAAAGGAGACTTTTGGTTGATTGCGTACCTGAGTGGTTTATTAATATTTTTTTCTTCATCAAACCAAAGAAGTGGATACCTCTTATTGTTTCTTGATGGAAGAGTATAGGAAAGCGGAGCCGCTTCTCCTTTCAGTTTATAAATCTTATCTACTAAAGCAACATTCTTTTTCATTTGATATAATTTGATTTTTAAAGAAAAGAAGGAGTGTCCTTAAAGACACTCCCCTTTTTTATTTTAACTATGAACCGTAGCGGAACAACACGAAGTTGTTAGCACCAAGGGTACATACGCAACGCTCAGAAAGGAAGTTGACTTCCATTGCATCGAGGTCACTTGTTTGAGCACCACCGGCAGAACCAGTAATCCAAGACTTGTACCTTCTGTCCTCAGTCTCAGATGCACGGTAACGTACATGGAGGAAAGGACGCTTAGCATTCTTGCCAAGGATTTGGTCGTAAACGGTAGTAGAACCTGCAGGAACCAAAAGTCCTGTTACAGTGCCTGAAGCAGAAGCTCCGGTTGGCAAACCACCACGCATGGTTGGGTCATTCAGGTACTTCCAATCAGACTTGTAGAAATCATAACCCCTACGGAATCCTGTGAAACCAAGGTTAAGAGCCATTTCTTTGTCATTTTGGAACAGACCATAAGATGTACCACCTGCACCATAGCTGTTCTGAGAAGCAAGCATGTCATCAATGTCAAAGCTGAAGGCACGGTTAACGAAGATTACGTTCTCTTCGATAGAACCTTGCTTGTCAAGACGAGAGATGATTGCATCAAAGTCAGCCAAAGTGGTTGGGTTTCCACCGCCCCATACGTTACCACGGTCGTTAACGGTGTAGAAGATACCTTCTGAACCTTTGTTACCGTAGTCAGGGTTAAGACCTGCGTTAGCAACACCTGAACCTGACTCAGCAGGAACAGCCTCAATCATTGCAGTCTCAAGGTAGTCCTCAAAACGCAGACGAGTTTCGTGCTCACTCTTCAAATACCAAAGGTATCCGGTAGCACCATTCTCAGTGGTTACTTCTACCCATCCAATCTGTGCCATGTCAGAACCGCTTACAGCGTATTTGTCCTTGATGATGATTGGAGAGTTGCTGAAGAATTCGTCTTGAGCTTCCAAAGAACCAATCATTCCGATAGTTCCTTTTCTAAACTCAGAACCGTAAATCCATACAGAAAGGATAGCTGTTCCGGAGAATGTTTGACCACCTGCTTCGTAGTATGCAACAACGAAAGTGTTTGCAGCTACGTTTACTGAAGTTACAATACCCTTGTTTGACAATCCTGTTGCATTGTCAGAGATGTAAACAGTTTGACCTGCACGGATTGCAATAGCGGTAACGCCTGCATCAGATACGGTGATTGTTGCTGAATCAGCAGCTGCTGAAGCACTTGAATCACAGTTTACATACTTGGTATGCAAACGACCTTGCTCAGCCCACTTAATCATGTCTGAGTTAGAAGGCATTTCAGCACCTACCATACGGAGGAAAGATGCTATAGTACGATTACCATAACGCTCAAACTCCTTCTCATAAGTATCAGGAAGATACTGATTCAAGAAGTTGAAGTTGGTAATATAATTCGTGGACAATGGGACTTGCTCCGCACTTGGCTGAAGCTGAAAACCCGGAGTTGCTAAAACTGCCATTTTTTTTGTTTTTTAAATTGTTAAACTTTTTTAATACTGCGTATTTTTAGACCCCTTCCGGTATCTTGGTTCACCGCTTTTACCTGCATTCCTCCTTTGTTGACAACTTCAGGTGCTCTACGCTCAGACATATTTATATTTTTTGTCTTGCGCATTACATCCTCAGTGGCATCAGACATACCTTGTTCATAAAAGAACTTGGCAAATCTGTCGGGATTCATTGCAATTGACAAAGCCTTGTGGTATCCTGTTGCATCCTTAATCAATCCGCTTTCGTCCAAGTACTTGCTTATGAAGTTCATTGGGTTAGATTGCATGTTTTTTAATTCTGCAGGATTACCGGGAGAAAAAGTAACCTTCTTGTCATTTAGATTAAACTCAAAACCACTGAAGTCCTTACTAAAGACCTCGTCTGTTTTTTGCTCAAACCACTTTCGCTTCCTGTCGTTTTCCTCCTGTACAGTGTTTGCCTGTTTTATATACTGACGGTATGCCTCAAATTCTTTTTTTTCAGATTCAGAAACACCTGAACCACTTGACTCAAGTGGGAGTTTGTATTTCTCTTTCTGCTCATTAAAGAACTTTTTAGCTTCCGCTAAAGCTTTTTTCTTAGCGATTTTTACCTTTTTGATTGTGGAATCATCATCGATGTCCTCATCATATCTGTAATCATCCATCAAGGTATCGATGTCATCTTCATCTAAACCTTCTTGAGTTACAGAAAGGTATTCCTTAAGAATTTCGTCAGCAGGAATTGAATCGTAGTCCTTCCTTAATTTGACGAAGTCATCAAATCCCCTACCTGTGTCCTTCTTAAATTTCATATAAGCGGCAACGTCTTCGGGCATGTCTCCATTCTCCTTCCGTTCTGCCATCAACTCATCAAATGAATTGATTTGCTTATTGTATCGCTTTCCAATATATGAAAGAACTTGGTCTTCTGTTAGTTCAGAAGATTCATTTGTGGGCTCAGCTGATAGACGCAAGTTCGTGTCGTCAATAGTAACTGCATTATCTACCTGCCCACTAATCTCTTGCTCATGCTTTTCAAGTAACTCCTTCTCAACTTCCTGAACGCTCTTAACGTCAGAATTGTCAATTGCTCTTACAGTAAATTCCATTTGATATGATTTTGATACAAATTTATACAAAAAATAAATACCTTTTTAACGAGGTTCAAATTCAGCAAAACCAAGACCATCTAAGGAATCTTCGTTTGACTCAAAATTTATCGGTGGAAGGTTATTTTTTCTTTGATTTATTAGTTTTGATTGCTCAGTATTCTGCTTGCTAATACGGGCATTCTTCTCTTTTTCCTTCTGAGTTTCCCTAGCACCCAATGCACTTTGCTGTATTCCGGCAAGCTGCATGTTGTAGCTAAACTCCTCTGCCATCAGCATCCTCTTTAGCTCAGCCTCAGCCTTCAACCTCTCAATATCAAAGGCAGCCTCAGATTGCTTAATCTGCATTTTAGATTGAGTCTCAGCCTGTATCTTAGCCATGTTTGTCTGAGCTGCCATCTCCTGAGACTTAAGCTGTTGCTGAGAAATCATAGCCTGCTGTTGCATTGCCATTTTTTCCTCCCTGTCCTGCTTCTTAATCCTCTTCATCTTAAGCAACTGATTTGCCAACTTGAGGTTCTTAATCTCACGAATGTCAATGGCATCCTCAAGGTTTATGTCACCCTTGGACAAAGCTATCTGAATGTTTGCTTCAAGCTGAGCCTTCTGTTCTTCGTCAGGAGAAATCTCTATGAAAATACCAAAGTCGTAAATGTACAAGTCACTAATGTCATTAAGAATAGACACATTATATTTACCTATCTTATTGGCAAAGTCATCTTTAAAGTCAGCATACTCAAGAATATCACCAACCCTATACGTCAAAGCTTCTGCTAATGAACGATAAATGAACAATCCCCCTTCAAGGATATGTCTAGTGGCGGTATTTGAATTGAGTGCTGCTAGCTTCTGTACACCAACCAAAGAGTTAGGGTCGGGCGTAGAGCCATCCCTAGCTTCATTAAGTCCGGTTACAGACCTAATCATATCAAGGTAGTGATTGTAGTTAGCTATCAGCATCTGTGTCTTGCTAGCTCCTGAGTTAGAAGTAAGCTGTTGGATTGGAACCCTAGCATTATTAAACTCACCATCTTGGGTATAGCTTCTACCAATAACACTACCCGTTTGGAAGTAAAGCCTAAGTGCATCTTCGGGATTATAGGCATTGCCCGTTCCCAAGTCAACTTCGTTTAGACCATCAGCATCAATAAAGACACCGTCAGGTACTGTACGGGCAATAACTTGCTGAAGCTTTAGATGGGTAATCTGAATCAAGTCAGCAAAAGGAACCATCCTTCTAACCAATGACTCAATAACACCCTTGTACATCCTTGGTGCTACAGCTACGTAGTTTGGTAAAGCGTGTTGACTAGCAGACTTTGGTCTTACCATGTTCTCTGCCAACTCCCACTTCAAGAGAATGTTGGTTCCCATTACTAGGATACCATTATACCATACATCTATGGTCTTCTCTATCTTCTCAAACTTACCCTCTTCCATCATCTCGACAGGAGGGTTAAATGTATCGTCCTTCTCAATTACCCTAGCACCACCACCTTCAAGAATCTTCTTCTTATAAACTATCTTCTTTGTGGATTTATAGTTGAAGTATAGCAATGTGCAAGTATCTCTATAGAACAAACTATTCTCGTAGAATTGTGCAACATTATAATAGTTGTACCAACTCTGACTGTACATTGAAATCTCTTGAAGCTGCTCAGGTGTAAGACTTTGGTCTATCTTGAGAAGCTCAGTAATTGGAAGTGTCTTTATCTCTCCCCAATAAAAACAGTCTTGAAAGAATGGGTCCTCGGTATAACTATAGACAATGTTTGCAGGGTCTACGTAAGAAACCTCAACTCCTGCACCGGGAAGGAACTCATGTTTTGCAACACCAATACCAATAACGGTCAAGTCATAGTCTATCCTTTTCCTAGTATCTTGGTAGTGATTCTCGTCAAATATTGTATTGATAGCTTCCTCTTCTGCAATCTCTATCGCAGGCTTATAGTTAAGCTGCATGTACAAAGACAACTCCTCATCTGTTTGAGGAAGTTCTTCAGGGTTCATCATAAATGGATTAACTCCTGTAGACTCTTGTATCGTAGTCAAAACATCTTTTGCTGCCATTTGACCCTCAACCATGTCTTGATACTTGCTTCTTTTTGATTGAGACATTGCATCCTGCGCATACGCCTTAACCTTAAATAACCTGTCAGACATACCATTAACAACAACATCCACAAACTTTGGAAGGATAGGAACGGGAGTCCAATCCAAGTTTAGGTAAGACAGGTCTCCGTCAATAGCTAGCTCGTTCTTATATTTTTGAACAGACTGCTCGCCTCTTGCATAAAGCCTCAGCCGATGAAAGTCTCTCCATTGGTTGTAATACCTACATTGATTACCGTCCTTCCTAAACCACTCATATTGGATGGCTTGACCTACTTGCAACCCAAATGAGTCAGATGCTTTTTCTGCATCAGACATAAATTGACTTGGGAAACCCGTAGCCGATATGTTAACTACTACATCTTTCATTTAATAATTTGACTTAAACTGCCGTTGTTGGTATACCTAGCAAAATTAATACTAATTTTCGACTCTTTTTTCTCCGGTAAATATACGTGCTTTTGGTTAGCCATAATAGCCAATCCTGAACTAATAGAGGCATCAAACTTAGTTCTGTCATTTATATCAAACTTTGCCCAATCCTCAAGCGTCCTAGTAAATGGCATACTTCCAATCTCGTCATTGTCCCTATAAACACCGGTAGTATCAATACCCAAGTATCTTTCTATGTATGTTTCAATAGCTGAGGCATGCGCCTGCTTAACGTCCTCAGATGTATTGGGTATGCCACCAAGCTCCTTTTCTGTCTTTGTTAATTTTGAATAATGCCTGTCGGGTCTATTTAGGCAAAAGTTCCTGTAACCTCTGTTCTTAAAATGGTATAGAAGCCTAGGCTTATTGTTCTCTATTAAGATTGGCATGCCATAAAAGCAACACGCCATAAGTACCTCTTCAAAGAATATCTCAGCAGTCTGTGGACGGGCAATATACTCTAAGAAGAATTCATTGATTGGAGCTTCATCCATGTGGAACTTGGTCATTCCGTGAAGGGAACCATTTGACCCTCTGCCTCCAACTACCGCAGAAATATCATAAGAGTCACATCCAAAATTACCAAGGTGTTCATTGCCAGGAAATTTCATGTCACCCTTCTTCAGTACATTGTTTTGAATCCTTGAGTTTGGCATCCAACTTACCAAGAACCTACCCCTAGTGTCAGGAGTCCAAACAACCTTAGAGTCTTTCTCACCGTCCTTCCAATGGAATGAACCCTTTGTTAGATGGTGCTCCTTGATAAGAGAGTCGTTGTAATCTATCTGTTGGTATATCTTGGTAAGATTGAATATTGAAGACTTGCTCTCATCCCTAAAAGCGTGGCTTTCAGTACGAGGGAACTGTCTGTAGTATTCGTTAAGAGCGTCTGCGTCTCCTTTCAAAGATTCAACCTCAGCTTCCCAATAGTCTATAGCACCATTTTTTACTTTTTGACCATCTACTCCTAATATTGGAGTGTCAGGCTTTCTAAATACGGGCATTCCATGTATGTCAATAAACCCTTCCATATTCCATTCCATTGGAATGAATAGAGAGTACAACCCACTCTTGGTCTGACCATTTGCATTCCTGCTATCAATACTAGAGTCCTCGTATAGCTTCTTGTAGTTATCACCACCTTTGCTAAGTGCATTTGAGGTAGACCCCATCATGCATTTGCCAATTATCTTGCTACCTAACCTAAGACATGTCTTTGTTACACGCCAATTATTTAAAATATTATTGGGTTTTACCCATTTTGCGCTCTCATCGTGCGCAAGAAAAAGTAGCTTTTCACCGTCATAGCTATTCTCCTCAGTGTTCTTCCAATCTATAGTGGTATCAAGTCCAATCACCTCTTCGTTTGAGGTATCGTACATGTTCTTCTTTGTAATCTTTGAAGCAGGAACCCTATAAGCAAGCTC